ACATAAGACTCAGTTAGGCGGGGTTTTACTTGTCTAAGATAACCTTGTAACGACATTCCAACTTCTCCATATATACTATAATGTATTTATAAGTTTAATGTATTACCTTTTAAGCTATTTGTCAAGGGCAAATGGAGTAGTTATTACATATTTTTGTTGAGGATTAATCATAACATTCAATCTATTCATAACAAATCTATTCAATAAAACTTCAGTTCCTAGCTCTGTTCTATCGTCAAGCCCAAACATAAACTTATAAGTGCTACCAACAAATACCATTTCTAATTCTACAACTGGACGTTCATCTTTACCACCGCCAGTATGCACTTCATACATCTTAACTAAATTAGTGGTGATAGATTTTCCATTATGAGTAAAAGAAATTTTCTTTCCATTTATCTCTATATCATCAGCGTGTAAAACTGATAATACAGAATTGCCTGTATCAAACTTTGCAATAAGTTCTCCAAACGGCTTAATAGATACAACCTCATTATAACCACATACTGTAGGAACAGTGTATCTTACTTTTGGATTCTGAAAATACTCTAAAAATTCTTTAACAATATTCTTACCAGAAGCTTCTTCAATACCTTCTGTGCCAGGCGAACTATTAACTTCCAACATATATGGTGGTTTCTTCTCAGTATCATTTGAAGGAATAAAATCTACAGCACTTAATATACCACCAACAGACTTTGCGGCTAACAAAGATTGTTCTGTTTCTAACTTTGTAAGTTTGTATTTTTTAACTTTTGCGCCCTGAGAATAATTACTTCTAAAATCACCTTCTAATACATCTCTTTGCATTGTAGCAATTATATTACCACCAAGAACTATAACTCTAACATCAAACTCTGTTTTAATGTATTCTTGTATTATTAAATCTGCTTGTGAGTCTGTCTTAAATATAAGTTGAACTATAGAAGTTAATGCTCTTTCAGATTCAACAAATAAAACACCAACACCTTTTGAGCCTCTTAATGTTTTTAAAATGATTGGAAACTTTGTATCTAAACTTTCAAAAGATTTTTCTATAGAATCTGCATTTGGAACCAAAACAGTTTTTGGTTGATTTAAACCATAATCCTTTAAACGAATATAAGAACGATACTTATCAGCTGCAATCGATATTGATGTTCTACTGTTAACACAACAAAGTCCAATCCTTTCAATTTCAGATATTAAATCTAGAGAACTATCTTTAGTTGGAGTGCCACGAATAAACACCACAGTAGAAGAATCAAGATCAAAACCTTTATCATCATCTAAAGAATAAATAGTATGCTTTCCGTTATCATATTTAATATAAGAACCATCTATTTGTATAACATAGTTTGGTAAATTTAATTCGTCTGCCTCTGCTTTAATACGTTTAGAGGTTATAGATTTATCGCCATGTTCTACAGAAAGCACAACAATACGATAATCACTATCTTTTTCTTCTGTGATGAATGTTTTGAATTGCTCCATTAAACTTCTTTCTTTTTACCGATATTATACTTTGTTTCTAGTTGCCATTCATCTTTCTCTTTAAAAGATAAAACTTTAATTTGACTAAGAGGAGCAACAGGCTCTGCGTTTCCTAAAATATCAACTAAACCCCAATCTTTCAAAAGATTTGCAATTGTATTTCTACGAGCAATATCATTTTCAGATAAGTTTACAACCTTACCATCAAGAGCAAACAATTCTTTGAAATGCACTATATAGTATCTACCCTGTTTATGAAGTATATGACAGGATTGATATAATTTTCTTTCTTTTCTTGAAGCTACTCCTATTCGTGAAAGTGTCTCACGAACCTTTAAAAAATCATCTGGTTCTTTCAAACCAACTTCTAACATCTTTTCCTGTGTCCAATTAATCTCTTCCATTATTTCTTCCACCTTTATTTAATTTTTGTTTTATGGCAGAAATTTGTTCATCAGATAATATTTCAAGAGCGGACTTTGCTTTTCCATTACTATATCCATAATACTCTTTAACACATTCCAAATTATCAATTTTCATCGCCTTCACCCAAGGAGTAAATCTTTTCCTTGGTCTTAGACTATTTATTAAAAAATCAAATTGAAGTTTCTTATCTAGGTGGTGTAATTGGTTAATTTCGTTAACTAATAGGATAGTATCAGGAAAAGGAGCCACACATTTATTAACGATGTATGGTGGATACTTCTTTTCCCACTCTTCATCCTCTCCATCCATAAGAGGTTCTTTAGTTTCGTTGATAGCTTTGAGGTAGTTTTTTAGTTCATACATTAGTTTATTACTTGCACTTTGAAATTGTTACTATTATCTTTTATAGCATCTCTAAAGAAACTAACATTACTGTTTTTTTTACTACACTTGAATACAACACAAGTTCTTAATTGGTAACACTCTCTAGAAACTGGCATTGCAGAATGTAGAAGAGCTGCATCAAATACAACTAAACGATTTCCTTTATATTCTGCTAGTTTACCATCAATATAAGTTCCACCACCATACTCTAATTTCCAATCAAGCCGTGGATAATAGATCATAGTAAAATCTCCATCGTCATGATGAAAATGTGGTTCTATGCCATGTGTATGAGCATTCATGTAGATTCTAAGATAAGTATCAACATCATACTTTTCTGTAAATTTAAACTTATCCAATGCTGTTTGAAATAAACTATGAACCCAATCAAATCCAGCATCAGTACATTCTATTTCATTATGTCCACAAAGGATGTGCCAATGTTTATTTGGTTTGTTTGGTTGTGATGAATAATCATACTTCCAAGCTAACTGTTTAATCGCATCATCGACTAAAATAGCATTATGCTCTTCTAGTACATCATCATATATATCAATCATTATAAAAAATCCAATTTGTTAATGTTTAGTCGAATCTTCTGCTAAACAAAATTCATCATATGGTCTAACTTCTTTGGATGTGTCAGAAATTATTTCTACCATTTCATCATACTCATTCTTATCTAATACTGTCTTATACATCCTCATAGCTTGTCCTAACAACACACCAGCAACTGCTAGTACAGAATACTCTTCTGATAGTTGTACATTTGTTGCAAACGACTTATTGTATAATTCGTTTAATTCTTTTTCATCAATCATTATATTAATCCTTTATTTAAACTTAGCCCTTGCCATTATTTCTGTAAGGCAAGCCATCATATTTATTTCTTGGTCTGCGACAAAGGCAGATTTGTATTGGTACTCACCCAATACCACAACGCAATGGGGAATAGTAGAACCATCCACATACTCATAGAGATTATCATAAACAACCCTAAGAAGATCAACAGGATTATTATCAAGATTATTGACAACCCATTTTCTAACATTAGTAAACTCCTTATTTTTCATACCAGCCATAAGTTCTTTTATATTAACATCACCAATGTTTACCAACATTCCAGCATCAATAGAACCTGATATAGCATACCTTTGTAACTCATTTAAAGTTCTACGCCAATCTGGAAAATGGTTATTAATAACTTCAGCAATAACCCTTTTATCATACTTAACTTCTTCTTTTTCAAGAATACTTATAACTCTTTTAAAGAACTCAGAAGCTAGATTTTGTTTTTCAGATTTAGGAATAGAAAATTCAATAACACTACAACGAGAATGTAGTGGTTGAATTAAACGATTTTTATAATTGCAAGTAAGAATAAAGCCACAGTTTTTATGAAACTCTTCCATGAAACCCCGTAAGGCTGGTTGAGTAGATTGTGGGTTTAGATAGTCTGCCTCATCAAGTATTAGATACTTTCTACCACCTTCAAGAGATACAGTAGAAGCAAAGTTTTTGATCTTGGTTCTGAGAACATCAATACCTGACTCCTCAGAACCGTTGATCATCATATAAGTAGCACCAATCTGATCAAGCATTGCTTTTGCAATAGTTGTCTTTCCTACGCCTGGGCCACCTGATAATATCAAATTTGGGATATTATCACTTTCAACAAACTCTGTGAAAGTATCTTTTAGATTTTTAGGAAGTACGCATGAGCTTACATCCTTGGGACGATATTCCTCGACCCATAAAAAGTTTTTCATAATATAAATTCCTAACTTTAAGCGTCATAAGAAGATTCGGGTTCCAAAGCAATAAAGTAAGAAACATCAACATTAGAATTATTAAACTCACTAATCTTTTTTGAAGAAACTTTAACACCATAAGCGCCAGGCAATAATTTTAGATTTTCAACTTTAAACCAAAATTTATAATCAACTTCACTAGTAGGAACATCAAGCTTGAGTGTAAAATCATTTGCAGTTGTATTCTTCTTATCAGTTACTTTAAGTTCTCCATTTTCAAGTACCATATCAGGAGCCCCAATAACGGATGCAGCTCTTGTTATTTCTGATAGAGTGTCACTAGAAATATCAAATGTAACTTCTGTTGAAGGCATAGTAATATCTTTAGTTGGTGTAGTAACAACAGATGGATCAGAGTACCAATACTTTGAAGATTTAGAAGAACCTTCTTCTGTTATAAGAACAAAGTTATCCTTAAAATCTAACTCTGGATTTGAAAAAAGAGATATTACAGATAGAAACTCATTGAGATCATATATTGCAAATTCTTTTGGGAAAGTTTCTTCTACCGTTGCTTTAGCAATAATGTTTTTCATTGCTGACATAGTAGAAATACTACTACCTTCCTTGATTACAAGGTTTTGGTTAATGGTTGAGAAATTCTTCAACACATTGATTGTTTGACTACTTAGTTTCATTTTCACTATTCTCCATGATATCGTGATTGTATAAAGCTATAATACCATAGTGGATGACTTTTAGCAAGTCACTTTTATTATAACCGTCTTTTTTTCCATATCGTTGTGCGTATTTCATGATGTTACCGATACAGAAACCTTCACCATGTCCACCGTCAATAATAAACTCTGTAGCTTGAAACTTGTTCTTGCTATAGTGTTCATCATATGTAGAGTCGATGTACTCTTTCAAATCAGACAAAGTTTTGTCCTCATTATATTTGTAGTTAACTTTTGACAGTTATTTTCTCCTTCATTTAGCTAAAAAATATTTATCAAGAATTTGAATTTGTTCTTCATATTTAGAAATTGAATCTAATTCTTTTTCAATAGATTCCATGATATTTGAATGCTCACCAATACCAACAGGATTTTCTAAATATATTTTTACATTTGAAATATGCATATTTTTATTACCTTCAGCATGAGTTTTTAATGAACTCAACATTATATCTTTAAGATTGCTCATCTAATTTAACCTTTACATAAGAACCACCAACATTAAGGGCAAGTGGTATAGATTTATCATGATTATCTGGAATATTAGAAATGAAACTATCGTATTCAAATGGGCTCATGATACTTTTTAATTCTTGTTCTGATTGAATTATATCCCAATTCATAGCAATAGATCGTCTTTCTCCTGCTCCAGAAAATGGTAATACTTGGTGATGTAACCATTTTGGAAAAATATATAAAGTTCCAACTTCTGGTTGAACATATTCTTCAGAACCAAGTTTTAAATTATACAAATCTGTTTTTGATCCTAAACCCCAACACATATGAGTCCATCCATCATACTGACCATCAGAATCACCAAAATTAACTCTGTGATTTGCCTTATTTAATCTACGTTCTTCCATTTCTTCTGGCATCTTTAGCCACATAAAACCAGAAAGGCCTGCAGCAGTATTTGTAGTATGCTCGTGTAATGGATTGTAGTCTCCAGCATATGCATGATTAGTCCAACAAGTATAACAATCTGCATATGAATTTTTTCCATATCCTTGATTTAAATAAGTTGTTGCAACTGAATTTAAAACTGAATTTAGTTGTACACCTACAGGAGTAGTTAAATCAAAATCAAGTTGTGCAGAATCTTTGTGTTGTCGCAACTGACCAACAAGTTGTGTATCTTTATTTGATGATCTGTTTCTAGATATTGTTTCAACTTCTTCGTTTAAAATATCAACAACTGTTTGTCCAAATTTAATTTTTGCTACGTGATGATGAATAGTAGGAACAATTTCCATTGCCATTTGGCCAGGTTGATCTGCACCTAGTAAGTTTAATACTGAATCTTCGCTCATAATATCTCCTTCATTATATTATCATAATAAAGGAAAAGGGACTAAATGTAAAGTCCCTTTTCCCTTTTATTACAAATTTATTTTATAGTAACTATTCTAGGCTTCTTTTCATCTGGAACAATACGCTCAAGATTAATCTTCAGCATTCCATTTTCAAGTGAAGCTTCTTTTACTATAATATCATCAGCCAAAGTAAATTTTCTATCAAATTTTCGATATGAAATTCCACGATGGATTGTGCCTTCATCCTCTACATTTTCTTTTATAGAACGAACAGCAAGATGACCCTCTACTATTTCAATTTCAATATCATCCTTAGAAAATCCAGCCAAAGCCATTTCAATGACATAATTATAGTCACCTCCTTTAATGATGTTGTATGGTGGAAATCCTGTGGATGAAGAGTTATTAGCAACATATCTGTTTAGATGATCAAACATTCGATCATACCCCACAGCATATGGTGTTAATTGATTGAAGTTGTCGAATAGACTCAGTGCTTTATTTGTAACCATTAGTTATCTCCCTTTAAGCAAGATTGTGGTAGAACCCTTTATGGCATCCTACAGTTAAGTGGTGGTTTTTTAAATCAACAGTAAAAACCACCAAAAACTCTGTGTCTCAAGGACTTATGAATTGCCTTGTATCATTATATATAAAGGATTTTACCCAAAAAGTCAATACCCTTTATATTTTTTTTTAGAAAGGATGATCTTCATCATCAGTGGGAACAGCATCTTCAGAGTATGCTTCTTCTCCACCATCAATTTCAACACCAGCATCAATTTTTGTATACAAATCCATGAAAGATTCTTTTGTATCATCATCAAAACGTGCAATACACAATTCAATAGACTGTAACTTATCACCAAAGATGGCAAATGCTTTCACAATATGATCTAGACGGCGAGTAGAAATAATTTCATCAACACCACCATCATAGAAAGTTTTACGAATAACTTCAGCCCAAGTAACTAAGTTATCTGCAAAATCTTTATCAACAGCATTATACTTTTTCATGGAACCAAGAACAATCTTTTTCTCAATAGCTGCAGCAGGATAAGGTTGTTCAATCGTAATTGCAAAACGCTCAAGGAATGCTTCGTTCAGAATATTAGTTCCGATAAAGCGACCATCTTCTGAACCTTTACCTTTTGTGTTAGCAGTTGCCATCACATTGAAACCTTCTTTAGCGGTAATCCACTTGTTGATCTTTTTCAAGAACACGCCCTTACCCTCAAGAACAGGCTGTAGTGCAAGCATCTTGTTAGAACCTAGATCACACTCATCAAGCAACAACGTGCAACCACGTTCCATTGCTTCAATCACAGGGCCGGGAACAAACTTTGTCTCACCAGCAACCAAACGAAATCCACCAAGCAAATCATCTTCATCAGTTTCAATAGTAATATTGATCCGAATCAATTCTTTTTTCATCTCAGCGTGTAACTGTTCAATCATAAGAGTCTTACCGTTACCAGAAAGACCAGTAACAAAAACAGGATAAAACATACCAGACTTGATAATCTTTTTTAGGTTGGTATAATTACCCCAAGGAACAAAACCCTCAAAAACTGAAGGAACAAGATTCTGTTTCTCCATATTAGTAGCAACCAAATTCATAACAACATTCTCAGAAGAAGCTTCTGTAGTCGTAACTACAACAGGTGTTTCTTCACTAGGAAGTTTAAACTGATTGTAACCAATCTTGCAAGATTTCTTAAACCAACCAGCTTTAGGAACATCTGCTTTGATTGATGCTTCTTTTACTTGAGCATTAGTAATAATTGCACCAACACCAAACATTTCAGTGGCGGTATCAACAAACAACTTTTTACGTGGGGATAAATTCATAATATAACTTTCTCTTTTTTCAATTTCAAAAACTCTTGATTTCTCATCATATATACATACTAACACAAAGAACTAGCTTTGTCAATAAGAATCGACATAGTATAAGTCGATTTTTTATTTTTAATGTAAAGTGTGACATATTTATCACTATGCCACCAACTTTACAAATTTGTTTAATAACTGCCGAGAAGTAATTTTACTCTTCATAGATTTACCAAAAGCAGATTTTAGTTTTGCTTTTGAAGCACCAATCAACTCATCACCAAGATTATCATTCTCAGATTCAAAAGAATTGTTGGCAGGCAAAACATAATACTCATCATACCCACAATGTGGAATAGCAAGATATTTTTCTTTATTAATAATTTTAATTTTTTCCATAATTTCAACATAACTATCTTTTGGTAAAAGATGCATCAAAGTTCGTTTATCAACTCGACCAGAACGGCCCCTACCAGCAATAAAGAAACCAACAACATTCATACCATCAACTCGATTTTTAAGTATTTGAAGAAGAACATTGGTAATTTGACCACGGTTACTAACTTCATAAGTTTTGTTAGTTTTAGGATCAGTAACCATAAAAATATCACGATTTACCCAATTTAAAACTGGTAAGGTTGATTCATAATGATCACCAGTAGTTTTATTCAAACCATAATTATAAACCCCTTGCAAAGAACTTCCAGCACCATCAGTAAGAAAAATTGTATTTACTTTTTGAACACCAGTATCAGATTTAAATTTAGGCACAATATCCATCATTGCAATAATAGCTTCATTTAATGGTGTTCCACCTAGATTTAATTTATTCCCAAACCTTAAAGGCATACCATCTTGTATCCAATCAACATTATTCCACTGTTTTGCTACTAACAAACAGTTATGCATCATTTCCATTTCATCTTTGGTATTCATACGACTAGAAAATAAATTTAATAGTTTCATATGAGTTAACATTATATCGCCTGATTTGAATTTATTAATTTCATCAGCACCAATGTTTTTATCGTATTGATTAGAGAAAGCAAAAACTTCAAAAGGAATACGTGTCTGGCGACAAAACCAAATCAAATTGAATAACTGAGAAAGTGTACCTTTAAGATTATCAGCCATTGAACCAGACCAATCAAGAACCATAACCATGCCGTGATTAGTAGCGCCAGGCAGAGTAGTAACTTTCTTGAAAATATCATCGTTATATTTGTAAGTATGTAACTTACCCATATCTAAAGAACCAGTTTTTGAAACAGCAGCACGAGAATATGCATCAGCAGATTTTTTCATCTCAAATTCTTTGACCATATAAGCAACAGTCTTTTTAGATTCTTTCTTGAGTGTTACTAATTCCTCAAGAGTTTTTTCAATAAAAAGAGTATGTAAGCTATCACGGGTTGAAGTTTTGATTTCGGTTTTAAAATCTTCTTTTAATACTTTATAAGAAACAATCAAATCATGATTAGATGTATTAGGAATACTACCATAAGAACGGTCTATTGCATTTTTGTCTCGTAAGGAATCAATTCCACTACCAGTGTCAGTTATTGCCATAGGAGCTTTACCACCACTAACGCTATCACGACCACCCTCTGGGCTACTTTCTGTTAAAGTATCTTCTGAAGTTGAATCTCCATCTACTTTATCTTTACCAGAACCAGCTCCATCTTCGGCATCATCAGTATCATCAGACTTATCATTATCAAACTTGTTATCACCATTTCCATTTTCTTTACCTTCTTCATTTTTTTCATCACCAGAACCATCTGAAGATTCAGTTCCACCTTCTTCACCAGAAGAATCAAGATTAACCATTTCTTCACCAGTATCATGATTATCAGTTTCAGATTCGTTTTCTTCCATCCAATTGTAAAGAGCTTCAGCAAGATCAAGAACATCATCAGGAGTCTTGGTTTCAGCAACTCGCTTAACCCAGACATTTTCTTCATCTGAAAATGTAACATCTTGTTTTTTGAAATATAGATTAATACGATCAATCAAATTTAATTTAGAAACATCTTTATCACCAATACCAAAGAAATCTAAAGCAGTTAAATCACGATAACCACGTTTGAACACAGCAATAGAACCACGATACTTTTCTTGTACCATGCGTTCAATACGTGCATCTTCAACAATATTTACAAAAGAATGATTGATGCCACGAACTACAGCTTTCTCTAACATATCTAGAGGAGTCCATAATGCATGAGCAATTTCATGACATACCATCAAATCTTCTACATCATCAGTAGTTTTAGATTCATCCCAAATCGGTAAACCTAGTTCACGATCTTTAGGATTAAAGTAAGCAGTTTCCATCTGTTTATAAACAACATGGATATCTTCTTCACTGAGCAACTTAGCAATTGTAGACTTATTCTTCATTGGGGTAACCTCTTTAATTCTCATCATATATACAGAATACACTATATAATAAGAATTGTCAATACAGAATCGGCATATAAGCTAGTTTCTATGTCGTTTTTTTACTTTTGAATTCAAAGTGTGACATTTTTATCACATTTCTATCACGCCACTTTTGGGATATTAAGAAACTTGGTTGTTTTATGTAGTCGTTTTTTAGCTCTACTGAGTCGCAATCTAGAAACATTCTTAGTAAAATCAGTTCCATCCATATGATCCATTTCATGTTGGAAAATTCTACACTCTAATCCAAACAAAGCTATCTCTTGTAATTCACCATGTTCATCTTCATAAGTTGCTTCTATACCATCAGGCCGTTTTACCTTTAACCATATGCCAGGAAATGAAAGGCAACCTTCATCCATAAGAATAAGGTCATCAGATGTAGAAACTATCTTAGGATTAAAACAAGCAATGATTTCTTTCTTCTTTATATCAGAATACATCACAAAGACTCGTTCCATAACACCACACTGATTTGCTGACAAACCAACACCAGCAGAACCTTCCATAGTTTCTATTAGATTATCTTTAACCTCTTGTCTGTTAAGACCTTCACTACATCCTGCCAATGGTATAGAAAGTATAGGGTTATTGTTCTCAATTAATTTGTATGTTGACATTATGTTCTCCCATAAAATTTTGTTTCAATATCGTTTTTATAAAAAAGATACCATGCACAGTTATCTTTGCCTGTCATGTTACCAAACCATTTGATTCGGCCGACACTAACTATCTTAGCACACTTCTTCATATAAGAAGCAGACTGTTTAGTATGGGCCCAATCAGCATCAAAAAGTAACCAAGTAGGTTTTAACTCAGAAAAATGTTCTATCATAGGATGTAGAATTTTCCTATCCCATGGCGGATTTGTAATTATATATTCTGATTCTAATAACTTATCTTTACCAACATTTTCAAACGAGTCTTTATATATACCTTCAGCTTGTGGTTCTATATCACTTGCCCACATACAAACACCATCATACCATTCTAGGTGGCCACATAATGCTCCATCTCCAGCACATGGTTCTGCAAAACTAAATTCTTTAGGAAGATGTTCAATTAAAGGTTCTACAGCTTCTATCGGCGTAGGATAGAAGTCTCTTGGTTTTCTCTCAAAGTCTGATCGTTTTCCC